CCCTCCTAGATCTTATCGCATCAAGGGCTTCCGCCCACTCGAATGGCAAGAGCTCATAAACAAGCTCTATAGCCATGGAGTCGCTAGCAGCCTTAAGATCAAGGGTTGCTAGTCCGTCCTCGTAGGCGCGTGACGCGCCTATTTGGTTCGGAACTTGGTCATCCAAGTCGATTCCAACTCGTTTAAGTCGCGATCGAATGTAGCCTCCGGCTCCTTTTTGAAGGAAGCCATTGCCACGAGGTTCTTTCGCTATAACGCGGTAGGTTTTCGCGTTTTTCGGCACAGTGTCAATGACGCATTCGTCCGTAAGGACGAAAACGTTATCGAGAAGACAGTAAGGGGTAACTATATCCCCTACGTCAACTCCTAAGACAACAGAAGACCAATGAAGGTCAGTCTGGATGACGCTCCTTATGAGGGGGCGCGCACCCGGAGTGCACGAAATAGGAAGTTCACACAACTTGGTATCGACAAAGGCACGGCGACGTGGAATATCGTCGGTCGCGCCCGGTCCCCACCCAAACTTGTTATCTAGGCAAAACAAACTGAAAGGACCAAGTAGTTTCGCAATTTTACGTTTCGCGGTAAAAAGAACCGACGAAATGAAGGGATCAATGCCCTTCTTGCGAGATTGCCTAATCCTTAAGTTAGCTTCGCCACACGATAATTCGGACGTTGTGAATTTCCGAAGTGCTTCTACTTTCAAGTCTTTTCCGGTATCGAGACCTTTCCATTTTGATAGGAAAGAAACGACGACGTAATCGAGCTCGAAGGCTTCAGCAGACAAGTAATCTCTGATCGGGATTTCCATCTCGGCCAGGGCAAGCTGATTGTGCTTGAACCTTAACCAAGCCCCGAGGGAGATCGGAGTGTCAATCGATTTGCATAAGGCGAAGAAAACCTCGCCGACGTGAGACATCTCACTATGCTTATCCATGGTGCAGCAATCCTTCTGTTAAAAGATGTTTTGCAGCGTTTCGACCATGTTCAGAACCTGCGTTTCAGCAAGAAGGAACTGAGCGTACTTACGTACGTCTTTTCGATCTTGAAGCAGCGCGCGTTCAGACATGATGAATTCCATGTTCACGCGAGGAGTGTACGCGATGGTAGGACTCGGAGTATAACCCGAGTCCGCAACACCGAGTGCCTCAACCTTCGGGGTGTGAATCCCGATCTTAACGCGATTGACACGACTATCCGAGTTTTGACCGGCAGCGGCGGGAAGAGGACGGATGAGTTGAATCGAGAGCCGATTATAGGCAATCGAAGCATTACCCGTCTGATCCTCAAACCACCACACGCCGTTCTTATCCGGACCGAGGGGGATAAAAGTGTGAGCCACAGGTGTTCCCTGTGCGTCGTTCAGAACGATATTGGCAACTGCCGACATGAGAAATACCTCATCATAGAGCCATTGAAGAACACATCAAAGTGTCGGGCTCAAGGTTGGATTACCAGGATAAATCCCGGGACGTGTTAAGAGGCTAAAGCCCCTATACCCTAACTCCGAAGCAACATAAGAATTACTTCTTATGCTTAAGAAAGTCCAAAGACTGTCCTAAGAGCGCCGCAGCGGAGATGAGACGTGAAGAACCAAGCTTTGGGTCAAAGCGTGG